TCTATTATGGTTATCGGTGGCTACAGCCTCAAACAAGAGTTTGACAGTATTACTGTTAAACATTATGAGTCTGGGTGGTCGTTCTTTATACAGGGCGATGATGCTCAAACTTTCCTGGATGAGTGGCAAAAGTGGCAGGACGCTGGTTACAGCAACTTTTCCCATTTCCTTTCAACCCATGAGTACGACACTCTGTTCCAATAGGAGGTAACAATGATTACTGAGAAGTATAAAGTAACCATCTCTGCTGACAGTCTGGATCCTAATCCAACTGTTCGGACTTTTGATAGTTTTGACGAAGCACACGATTTCGTTCACGAATCCGTAGACCATGCCGTTCAATGGCGTGTTGACCATTCACCCTACTCTGTTAGCGAAAAAGAATTTAGCGATATGTGCGAAGAAGAATTATCGCTTGTTAGAATGGAACAACTGGAGGATTAACCAATGAATACTGAAACAACACTTTCACCAGCCGAGTTTGCAACACAACTCGCGCACTATGACGGCACAGATTATCTTCGCCGTTATGACCTTCCCCTTACCAAGCCGATGGCATACACGAATGGTGTGCAGTTCTTTATTGATAACTGTGGCGGTGGAGCCTACTGGTTTTTAGATATCGTTGCAACATCGATCAATGATCTCAATGAAGAGTTCGTCGTTGTTAAACTTATTGTTGAAGATGGTGAGGCACTTATCACTGCCGATGATGGTAACGATAACCTCCTGTGGAAACGCAAGATTGATTATACTGATGCGTTCGATGGGGAGTGGAAGTTCTACCTTATTAAATCGGATTCACCAATCACAACAGGAGGCGCATACAGCACCTTCTTATTGCCAAGGGAGTATTGAGTTATGGCACGATACAGCGCACAAATCTATATGCACGGCAGTCAAGGTCAATGGCTGACGCCCATATACCCACGGATCTCCGACATTGCTCGGTATCTGCGTAAAGCATTTGATTCAAAATTGTTTGAGCATCACGATGAAGCACAAATCAAAGAAGTGGTGGTAATCAAAGGGGCATCTGGCAAGATGCCCACCATCCACGGCTACTACGATTGGGATGGTTACAGGTTGAAGTTGGATAAAAATAAACCAGCGGACCTACACAATTTACTTTACGGATTGAGAGGTTGATCATGGGTAAAGTCAAAGCATGGCTGATGGACCAGCAGGAAGAAGTCCAACACCAATTCATCGAAGGTGAGATTGATGCTCGCACTTGCGCTACGAAATTAGCACATTTAGCGATGGAGCCAGACGAGATTGAAGTCTGGATTGATGAAGTGACGGCCGAGCGAGCACGGAACATCCTCCTTAAAGCATTGGAGCCAAACGGGTTTTTGGAATCGTCAAATTGATGCTTGCAGGATTGGATAAGATGCGTAACGATGATCAAGTAAGAAGACTTACACAAACATATATTTCCTCCCTTAACTGGCGGTCGTTTCGGCGACCGCCTTTTTTGTCATCGCGAAGTAAAAGACCAACCTCCCAAACCCTCACACCTTATAATATAAAGGTAGCCAATGGTGGCTACGACTCAACCAAAGGAGGTAGCAATGGCTACTGAGTTCTTACAGCAAGTGCAATCCGCCATGGAAGGCGTTTTTATGCACGACCCTGTGCTGACCGAAAATGTTGCATCAGTTGATGTATGGGACAATGAATACATTGTCGTCAGTGAAATACAAATACCACAAGAGGTAGGCACTATATCACATTACCTGATGACACATGGTGCATACGATAGTGATGGCATTGACTTTTGCCACAAGATTATCCATGCTGAGGATCGACATCAGTGGGCAATCCTTAGTTACATCGGTCAAATAGCGGAGCAACGCGCCGCATAACTCAATCGGGTGGGGGGCATTATCCCCCACCCACTTTTTTTAACGGAGGTAGAATATGCAAGAACCATGTTACATTCTTCAAGATAGTGCTGGGCGACAGTTTGTATGGTCGCTCAGTGATATGTTGTTTGAACTCAACCGCGACCGTAGTAATGATTGGGAGCCATATACAAAAGATGATTGGACTGAGGGCTGGGTAAATTTTATTGATCCCAATGAGCTCCGCATTGTGGGGTTTCATTTACGATGATATTACTTGGTCTTCTAGGTGTGATATTTATACTCATCGTCCTGCTCTGCACCGACTGGTAACAAAATTGTCAAGACGAACAAATAATGCACCTTCCAAAAAAGTCACACCTTATTATAGGTTATGGCCGCAGTGCGGCACTGATCAACCAACGGAGGTAACAATGACATCATTGCTCAAAACATTTTACGCGAAACCCGTTGAAGGTTGCGAGGAGTGCGAACTCCTCGTCGACCTCTTCGGTAACGAAGCCACCGCTTGTAACGAGTGCGTGGAATACGGCGAAGCCGAACTTGTTGAAACTAACCCATCTAACTAACGGAGGTAACAATGGGACTTGATCAATACGCTTTTATTAATCCGCGCGAAGAACAACGCACCGATGACCAAGGTAATTCCTTCACCGCTAAAATCGCCGAGCAAGACTTCTACTGGCGCAAGCACAGTCGGCTCCAAGACTTTATGGAGGAAATATGGGTGGAAAAAACTGGTCGTGGTAAACTGGAACTCAACTGCCAAGATATGGAGCTCACTCAAAACGACATAAACAAATTAGAAAGAGCTTGGCAAAACTCCTACCGTCAAAACCACAGCAATGGTAACTTCTTCTACGGCCACGAACATCAAGTAGAAAGAATGGACCTCTACCACGATGACGACGAAGCCTTTATCAAAGCCGCTAAAGAAGCTCTGGCTGAAGGGCAAAAAGTCATCTATCACTGCTGGTGGTAATCATGGAAGCATTTATCATCCTCACCATAGCACTGCTACTCATCTAAACAACAAAGGCCATCATCACAAAATGGTGGCCTTTCATCCACGCGGCAATGTCCATAGACCTCTGACCATCGATATTCTTCCACTTTTCTAAATAGTAACCAAAATGAAATCGGAGGTGAAGTGATCGATCCGATATTACAATATACGATATCTGGCTATCATTATATTTCAAAGGGTTATTGTGATTAAATCGATAGTGAGGTATAAACTTTGAGCCCCTACGCGAGTCTGGAGATTGCACTTTTTGAAAAGAGTCGATTTCTGTTGTAGGTTCTATTATAGAAAAGTAGACTGTTGTTATGCCGAAAGCGAAAGTTACACATAAGAATAAACTAGACGTCGTTGCAAACCCTCGGGTGGAAACTGGCCTCACCCCGATGCAGGAAAAGTTTGCAATGATTTATGCAACTGAAGAGGTCACGCAAACCGAAGCCGCCCTTCGTGCTGGCTACGCAGAGTCTAACGCACACGCCATCGCCAGCCGTATGTTGAACGGACGCGACTACCCCCAAGTTTTGGAAAGGGTGCGCGAAATCAAAGTAGAACTTCAGCAAAAGTATGAAGTCAGTTTTGAAAGCCATGTTAAGAAGCTCGCTGAGATACGCGACCAAGCCCTACAGAATGGAAACTACGCCGCCGCAGTCACGGCTGAAAAGTCACGAGGCCAAGCCGCCGGACTTTACATTGACCGCAAAGAAATCCTCATGGGTAAAATAGATCAAATGAATCGTGATGAGGTTATGCTAGAAATACGCCGCATCCAAGAAGAGTTCCCGCAACTGGTTCAGGCAACAGAGCCTGTAGACGCCGACTTCACAGAAATAGAAGTTCATCCAAATGCCAACACCGAAACCTGAGTCTAAATTATGGAAAGCCCTACGGGACGGAACACGCCACACTGGAGTCCATTGGGTAAGGATGGAGTCATGGGCAAGCCCAGGAGTGCCTGATCTCAACGGTTGCTTGAATGGCAAGGACTTCTGGGTAGAGTTAAAGGTTCTTACGACAAAGTCTGACAAGAAGTTCCCTAAATGGCGTCCACATCAAATCGCTTGGCAGACCTCAAGAACTGATGTTGGTGGATGCGTTTGGAACTTGGTTCATCATCCTTTGTCCCAGACCCTATTATTTATGGATGGACGGAACCTCGCAAAGAGATTGATGGAGAATGATCCAACTTGGGATGGATTGATGCCTTGGCCGAGGGACAAAGATGGATGGACAGAGGTCCTCGATAGATTGATGAAGAGCGACGAAGAGTGATCAGTGGCTCCTCGTTCCTCGTCCGTCACGCATGAAATCGGTGGAAGTCGCGCGAAGTCCATAGACATCTGCCTGTTTTCGTGCGGCCATCTTTCTTGTTCATTATGACAATTTAGGGGTTTACATAGGAAGGTCCATTTGCTACTCTATAGGGGTAGCCAGCAATGGTGCTGGACTCGCAAGTTCGTAGAAAGGAACTTATCATGGCAAAATCAGTAGCCAAAAAAGTCGCCCCTCAGGAAATCACTTTTGCAGGTATCAATGCCCTGCCCGAGGAGCGCAAGCGCGAAGGCGTCACTGCCCAGGACATTTTCAACTTTGTCCAGGAACACGCAGGTGGCAATCCCAATAATGTCGGCGTTCGCATTGTTGCCGATGTTGACCCAAAGGCGGACCAGCCCTTCCCCTTTGAAAGCAAGCGTACCTTGTACGACGCAGACGGGTCACCTAAGTCGGTCCTGCGCGGCAAGGTCGTTTGGCAGTTGATCAACTCCGGTAAGGAAACGGTCACCCTGCAGGACGTGGACATGGCTCACCGCTCCATTAAAGCGCGTCGCTTCCATGCTTTGCTGGACGCGCTTAACGGCGGACAGTCAGCCTCGGCCAAGGCGACATGGGGCAAAAACTTCGTGGAGCTTTATGTCATTCCGGCATAACGCCTGACATCTCCCACTAAGGGCGACCAGCGCGGTCGCCCTTTTTTATTGGATTGATTCCCTGATTGACAAAGAGTGAGGACGACGATCCCCCTGCGGGTAAACAGGAGCATATAAGATAGATGGATTGATTGACCTTATTTTACGAAGAACGATGACGATCTCGGTATACATGAATATGTATACTCAAAAATTTTCAGGGGTCAAGACATCGGTGGAAGTCGTCGAGCTGCTCGTCACTTTTCCAAAACTGTCACTGTGACAATTTAACGCTGGCGGGACACCGTGGCGGCTGGCAATGTAAACCCATAAACACAAGCACGGGAGTTAGTTATGCTTATTATCGTTACCTATGGTTATTTAATGTTGGCTGGAATTTTCCTAATGTTCACTAGTGTGGACTTGTTTAACATTCCACCGTTGCACCATTATATCAGCGCACTGGTTTTTATTATCGGCTTGTCCAGTTTTATGGTCGGTTATATCGGCGCATGGCGGCATAAATGTTAGTGCTGGTTTTTGGTGGTGTGGCGGCGGTGTTGTTAATTATTTTGCTTTTTTGTTAAAATAATTGCTTTTAGGGGTTTACATTTATGTTGGTAACCCCTATATTAAACTTATGCACAGCGCAATGGTGCGCTGGCGTTTAACCTAAAGGGGTTTACAATGGTTAAAACTACTAAACAAGCGGCACAGGCTTTTAACGGTGCAAACGGTGTTAACACACCAATTAGCGTGGCGGCTATGGCGGCCTTTATTAAAACCAACGGCCTTGGCAATGTAGGCTTACAATTAGCACCAGCCGCATTAGCAAACGGCACATTATTTGGTGGCGGTGCTATGTGGCGTGCCATGCAACCTAATAAGGCTGGCGTTGTTAGCGCACGCGGCCTTATTTTGTGGGCGTGCGTTAATGGCGTGCCACAGCACACTGTTAACGGTGTTAAGGCTTTTAATGTGGGCGGCATTGCCACCACCACGCCAGCCGCACTTGGCAAGCCTGTACCACTGGCGGCAATACAGGCCGCACACCAGCACTGGGCGGCTAGTGTGTTTGCTAATGCTAACAGCACGCACACTAACCAAAACGCTGTAGCGGCTGTGCTTAATGGCGGCTTTAATTACAGCGCACAAACAGCGGCCACATATGGCACGGCCTACGGCCAGCTTGTGCTAATGGGTTAACCCCTACCGTGGGCGGTGTAAAAGCCGCCCACGGGTCCCCCGTGGCCGTTTATGGCCATGTGGCAATTTTGCAACACCCCAACCCCCCTTGAGAGACGAGAGGGTGTGTATGCACAGGCATATACACGGTTCTTTCGATTTCGTTACCACTCAGATAATTATTGGCGCACCCCCACCCCCCTTTTTGAATAAATGATGGGTAGGTTCATTGCCGTTTTGAAATTTTTATATTATTTTGAATCCATGGACATTGAACCGGAGTATTTGGGCGTAACGACGAATGAGGATGGCGATATAGCGTTGTCTTTGTTTTATGAGAATGGCGTCCAGTTTGATATGTATTTGGATGAGCAGGATTTGTCCGATTTGATAATGACGCTGTTGTTTGCGGCGCAGAGGAAGAGACCGTGGCAGAAGCTCCATTGAACATTCCTGAGGATGTATTGCGGCAGTATGCCCGTTTGCTTGAAAAGAGTGGACAGTATACTTCGAGTGATCGCGCGAGGAAGGATTTTATGGCTTATACTAAAACGGTATGGCCTGAGTTTATTGAGGGTAATCACCATAAGGTGATGGCGCAGAAGTTTAATGGATTGGCTACAGGTAAGATAAAGCGGTTGATAGTGAATATGCCGCCGCGACATACGAAGTCTGAGTTTGCGAGTTATTTGTTGCCGAGTTGGTTGATGGGTTTGAACCCTAAGTTGAAGATTATTCAGGCGACGCATACTGGTGAGTTGGCTGTGCGATTTGGCCGTAAGGTGCGTAACCTTATGAACAGT